CTGCTAGATAGTTGTTGTATGCTTGTACAATTTCGTCGTGATTTGTCATGTTTCTCTCCTTTTAAATAATTAACCTATATAAACTGTAGATGCACTTCCTGTTATACTGCCTGCATCACACGCATCAGTTCTACGTGCTGCTTTTTTATTAGCAATATAAACTGTACCACTAGATCCACTTATAGGTGCAGTGTGCGGAGCACAATCATCACCTGAAGTTATATCATGTGAAACAGTACGGTCTGTAATTCTACACGCTAATAGATTTTCAATATAGACTGTTGATTGGCCAGGTGTTGCTAATGTTGTAGTACCGTCACAACCGTGACCTGTTGCTACTGCATCTGTTTTTCTAGCCGCTAGTGGCATTAAAGTGACACTCCTGTAGTGCTTTTTGTATATTGTTTAGCCATTTCGCTATCAGTTTTATGTACAAAAACAACTGTGCTTTTATTTATTTTAACCTTAGCATCTGCTGCAATAGTAAATGCAAATGGAGATAATCCCATGCCTTGTTCTGTTGCAATTAATGCTAGTGGTTTATATAAAGTCACATGAGTGTCATTTTCGTCTTCTAGACGTGCTACAATTTCTGAGCTATCAGTAAGTTTTAATGTTACTGTGTCTAAATTTTTGTATGGTGTTTCAATTAACATTATAGTGTGTGTCCTGTTCCGTTGTAGCCTGTTTCTTCTAAGTAAGTACCTAACTGATCCTTACCGCCTATTGATGTTCCATTAACTTTAATCTGTGGAAAAGTACGTGCTCCAGGGAACATTTCTAGTACTTCCTCACGAGTAAAGTCTGTGTCTAGTTGAAAATATTTGTATTCTAATTCACGCTGTTCGCAAAGCCGCTTTGCTTGATCACAATGCGGACATGCTGGTTTACCATAAATTTCAATCATAAACTGAATCCTTTAATCGAATCTGTTGTTACATCTTGTTTGATGCCGCCGATTACATAAGACTCTACTTCTGTCTCTTGTGGTGCAACCTGTAAGCCTGAGCTAGACAACCAATGCTGTGTCCAAGGTAGTGGGTTAGTGTTTACAGGCTGATCAAAAATTGCTTGCATACCCAGCGCCTTTAATCTGCGGTTTGCAATATACTCTACGTATTGGTTAAGCAATGTTGTGTTTAGTCCAATCATCGAACCGTCTTTAAACAAGTACTCTGCCCAATCCTTTTCTTCAGCTACACACTCGCGCCACAGTTCATACACTTCTTCTTGACACTCTTTAGCAACTTCGGCCATTTCTGGATCGTCCTTGCCTTGAGCCCAAAGTTTTAAAATATGTGTACTAAGTGCTAAATGCTGTGCTTCGTCCCTAGCAATCAATGAAATAATCTTTGCAGACCCTTCCATTAGTTTAAGCTCGCCAAAGCCAAATGTACATGCAAATGACACATAGAAACGCAAGCCTTCTAGAATGTTAACAGTCATCATTGCAAGATACAGTTTCTTCTTAACATCACGCATTGAGCCTTCACCACGGTGTGTGTAAGCATCAGCTGCTTCTGTAAATGCATCATAGTGTTTGGTAACACTTGTTGCACGAGCAATGATCTTTTCATCATCTAGAATAGTGTCAAACACTTCTGCAGGGTCAGCATACACGTTCTTCATAATATGTGTGTAGCTACGTGAGTGGATTGTTTCAAAGAAGTCCCAAGTAACAATACAGCCTTCCAGTTCAGGAAGTGAAACATGCGGCAAAAATGCTAGGCATGGACCACGTCCTTGGACACTGTCAAGTAGTGTTTGGTATTTCAAGTTAGCAGTAAAAATATGTTTCTGCTCTGGACGGAAGTTAGCAAAGTCCGCTCTATCTTTTTGTAGACTTACTTCTTCCGGGCGCCAAAAGTAACCAAGCATAGTTTGGTTAAGTTTGTCAAACACAGGGAAACGAAATGTATCGTAACGCTGTGTGTTCTGATCTTCACCGAAGAACATGTTCTGTTTCGTGAAGTCTACTTTTTCTTTATTGAATACGGTCTTTGCCATTTATCTCTCTCTATTACCGACATGTACTATTATTATACATGATTATTATCTACTGTCAACCTTAAATTGCACATGCTTCGCAAGCTTCATCATCTTCAGTGCCTAAGTTATATGGCTGCACTTCGGGCTGATTGTCGTGCCATCCTATTGAATGTGCTGGCTCATCTTCTAACTCACTTGGATCAGTCTTGTAATCATAAGTGTTCTGATAGTATGAAGTCTTCCAACCATACTTATAAGTGTTTAACAAATCTTGTATCATAACACTCATCGGAACTTCATTGTTCTCGTAGTGTGTTGGATTGTATGACCAATTGCCACTAATGGCTTGATCAAAGAACTTTTGCATTACCGCAACAACGTTGATGTAACCTTCGTTGCTAGGCATGTCCCACAACAAGGTGTAGTGCGACTTAAGGCTTTGATATTGTGGAACAATCTGTTTAAGAGGCCCTTTCTTTGACTTCTTAACGGACAAGTATCCTCTAGGTGGCTCGATTCCGTTTGTTGCGTTCGACACAACGGAACTGCTCTCCGAAGGCATTTGTGCGGACAAAGTGCTGTGCCTAAGTCCGAATTCCAATATGTCTTTCCTAAGAGATGCCCAATCATAATTAAGTTTGTTTTCCACCAATGTATCAACGTCCTTCTTATATGTATCAATAGGAAGAATCCCGTCTGAGTATTTAGTGCGATTAAAGTACTCACAAGCGCCTCTCTCCTGCGCTATTTTGTTGCTGGCTTTGAGCAAGTAATACTGGAATGCTTCTGTTAAGTCATGTACTAAGTTCCATGCTTCTTGATCTGCATAGTTTACTTTATTCTTCGCAAGGTAATGCGCTAGACCAATGTAACCTACGCCCAATGAACGACGAGCTTTGGTTGAAATTTCTGCTGCTTTGATTGGGTAACGCTGATAGTCGATTATTTCTTCAAGTGCTCTTACTGCTAGTTCACATAGTTCTTCTAAATCGTCTAAGTTCTTTAGTGTACCTACGTTGATAGCACTCAAAATACACAATGCAATTTCGCCTTCTTCATCATCAATATGTTCTAATGGCTTAGTTGGCAATGTTATTTCTTGACACAAGTTACTCATGTACACTGTATCTTTGAATGAGCTGTGTGTATTGCAGTGATCAACATTCATAATATAAATGCGTCCTGTTTCAGCACGTTCTTTGATCAACGCACTAAACAACTCCATAGCTGGAATAGTTTTCTTCTTGATGCTGTATGCACGTTCGTACTTTTCATATAGTTCTTGGAACACTGCTGGATCACCAAAGTATGCTTCATACAATCCTGGCACGTCGTGGGGGCTAAACAATGTAATGTCGCCGCCGCTGAGCAACCTTTCGTACATTGTCTTGTTAAGTTGAATCGAATAGTCTAGCTTGCGTACACGGTTGTCTTCTGTGCCTTTGTTATTTTTAAGTACAAGAATGTCTTCAATTTCTTGATGCCAAAACGGGAAGTGTGTAGTTGCACTACCGCCACGTACACCATTCTGTGTACAACAACGCACTGTACTTTCAAACTTCTTTAGGAACGGAATGATACCTGTGTGCGCTACTTCTCCACCTCTGATTCTTGAGTTGACACCTCTGATGCGTCCTGCATTGATGCCGATACCTGCTCGTTGTGCAGTGTATCTACCAATCGACATATCACTAGCGAAGATACTATCAAGGGTGTCGTTGCTATCAACAAGGACGCACGAAGCAAACTGTCGCACAGGTGTTCTGACGCCTGCCATGACTGGCGTTGGGATATTGATTTTAAAAAGTGAGGTCGCATCATAATATCTCCTTACATAATGTAATCTTTCCTCTTTAGGATATTGTGCAAATAATGTAGCAGCAATCATCATGTACATGAACTGGGGAGTCTCAAATATTTGTCCTGATGAACGATCCTGAACAAGGTATTTGTCTACTACTTGACGTAGGCCAGCATAAGTATAGTTTTCATCACGCTTGTGTTTAATGTATCCATCGAGCATCTCAATTTCATCTTCATTATACATATCAAGTATAGATGGATCATATAATCCACGTTCGATATTGTTGCTTAACATATCACCTAAAGAAATATGATTGTATTGACCAAAAACATCTTTATATAGTCCATAGGACAATAATCGTGCCGCTGCATATTGATAATTAGGAGCATCTAAACTAATAAGATCATTTGCACTACGCACTAATACTTCTTGTATTTCGGCTGTACTCATACCGTCATAAAACTGCAAGTTAGCATTCATTTCAATTTGACTGCTACTTACTCCAGCTAGTCCTTTACATGCTTCTTCAACTACGAAATGTATTTTATCGATGTTGAGTAATTCTTTATCGCCGTTTCTTTTGATGATATGGATACCGTTGGCCATATGACACTCCTCTTTCTATTTGTTAAGTTATTTGATATTTATTGTATTTTAGGCATTGGATATTTAATCTGAGTTTCGATTGTTTTTGGTAATTCATAGTCACTAATGTGTCTAAGTTTATCATATCCTATAACCCTGTCTTGTATGTGAAGTAGATAAAAATCAATTGCTTTTTCTTTATCTATACTGATATGTATCTCAAAGTCAACCTCTTTAAAGCGTTCAGTTAACTGTAAAGAATAACACTGACCTAATACGATACAGAACTCACAGTATTGGTTCTCCTGTATTAACTGCCACGGCGTTGGCCAGATGTTTTTGTTATAAGGATCCGTGTGGATACTAACTGTAGGAGCCTGACCGTACTTAGCTACTACATCTTGTAATGGATCGTTACTATCTTCAAGTAATTGACGGAAAGCAGACCAAGATTGTAGCCTGTCCTCATATTTTTGATTAAACATTAATTCACATATGTTAGTTTAAAGTTAAAATTTGCACCTTCGTAGGTTGCACCTACTCTTTCGTCTAGTTGATTTTGAAATGTTATTATTGCTGTATTAATATTAGCATCATATCGTGTAAAGAACCTCAGTTTTGGTAAAGTAGTTACACCATCTAATGCACTAGCACCTACAATATTATGGTCGTCTTCTAAGTATATACTATTATCTGTTGAATTATATGTTAGTACCATTCGTCCGTTGCGTCTTGCAGTTTCAGCCTGTGAATTATAGTCATAATCAATAATCACTGTACGGTCTGCGTCTGCTGGTAATCTAATAAAGTCAACTTTTGATACAGATGATAAATTTTCAATTAAAAATTTATGTATGTTACGTCTTTGAGTATGACGTCCTGGACCACTTACTTCTGGCTTATAGTCAATATTTTGATACGTTATTGTATCACCTGCACTATCAGTTCTACTAAACCAATCTTGTGTGCTTTCGTTATTAGGCGTTGTAAATTTAATTACTGGATGTGCTTGATTAAGTTCGCTACCACCATTGTTACCACATGCAATAAAAGTGTTTTCGTTACTTCTATTGTTACTGCCTTTATCGACTAGTATTGCTTCTAAGTTTATATTTTCAAAATTACTGTGTTCAATTAATGCATTCTGTGGACCGTTAGTACTACCATCTACACTTAGAATTGCTTGTCCAAATATAATACCTCTACTATGCGTATGGAACGAACATTTGTTACAATGTATGTTATGTACATCATAATTAGATAATATACCTACGTTAGTATTTTTAAACTCTACATCAATTAATGACAAATGTTTAGTGCTAGTATTATTTTCTGCTGTAACAACAAGTGCTGCCTTTGTAGGATATAGCGGATCGTTCATTGCCCAAATACCATGTAGTCCCATATTTGTTAATGTGCAATCTAAGGGTGCATCACACTGCACTAGGGTACAATCGTTTATCAATGACTTTACAGTAAAGCCTTCTAATCTAATATTACGTGGACGATTACTAGCTGTTGTAGTCGTTAAACCTGCGCCTGTTACACTTGTATATGCAGAGGCAGCAGCTGACATTGCCCAGTCAATTGACACTTGAGCACCACCATTGTTTACATCATAGGAGTTAATCATTTGAAAAGCAACATCAGCTGTTGATTCAAACTTAGTGTTATTCTTGCCTGCACCGCATATAGTGGTGTTGCTCGGAATATAAATTGTACTTGAAAGAGTATATATTCCTGGCTTTAAATATAGTGTAACTCTTTTTGCTGTTGATGTGTTTTGAATATCGCTAGGAAATAATTGTAGTAATGCGTTCTGTAGTTCACGTGTACAATTTGTTCCAGGAATAACGCCAAAGTCCTCAGCATTTACAAAGTCGTCCATTTTAGATTGTAGTGTACGTTGTATAGGATTATTACTGTCTTTGCCCGTTGTTATAGTTGGATCGGCTGTTTTGTATTCGTAATCATTTGCAAAGTCAAAAATGTTTTCGTTTTCTGTTAATATTTTTGTATTACCAACAGCAGGTGCACCTTCACTTACGCTACCGTTACCAATGTAAAGTTCTTGACTATCTACTGCCCAGCCTATTTCTCCACTTGCTAATTGAGGTATTCCTGTTCCTTGATTCTTTTGTCCTCTGCGAACTTGAATACGTGATATTTGTACTACAGCCATTTCAATCTCCTATAACATATTTATGCGTTGAACACTAATGTAATTCTTCCAGTGTCGCTATTGTTTACAGAAACTTGGTGATGTATCCAAGACTCCCATATTAAAAACAAACCATTTTCTGGAGTATAAATCGCAGAGTCGCTAGTGAATATATTAGTGTCAACACGTTCTAATGCTCTAACATCGCGGAAAGATCGAGGATCATAAAATACAATGTCACTAGAACCTGTGGGACAATCTAAATAAAACACTCCTGACAACAATGCACCTGGATGACAGTGCCTATCATGGCTATCTCCTTTGTGCATTTCACTTGCAAATATTACAGGATTTATTTCATTATCAATGTAGCCTAACTGTTGCAGATAATTACTACCTGCTTCTTTAATAAAATCAGTAAAAGGCTGCATTTCAGATAACTTTTCTAAACCTTCATGTCCGTTATAGGTATTTTTATAACCCCATTCATTTGTTATGTTATCGTCATTTGAGAGTATATCCTTAACGATAGGCAGTAACTCGTTCCTTAGTTCATGTTGATAACTGTTTCCTATCACTGTAGGAAAATATAATTGTAAATTAATCATCCATGTTTCTCATAATATGCATACACTCTTTTCCACCACTCTTGCTCCCATTCGTCAAACTCATGTGGCCATAGATCAAACTGTTGATACTCTCCTGCACGACTACACATGAAGATATGTCCTTCACGTATGTCTGTGCCATAAACTTCATTGTGTGCAATTGCATATGCTGTAAGTTGTAAGAAGTAATCTTCAACCCATTCTAATTTCTTTGGCTTGTTTGTTTGTTTAAAATCCATTATGCATGGATTACCTTTGTATTTGCCTACAAGATCAGTTGTGCCTGCATACATTTGTGGAACATACAATGCAACTTCGCTACCCCATATTTCATCTACATGAACCATGGCATGTTCTCTTACCTGTGTAGCCATCATATGTGCTTGTTTAGCATAAGGATTGCTTCCAGGTTCGGCCCATGTACCGTAGTCGACATAATCTTCTAGGTACTTGTGCATACGTGTTCCGACACCTGCCGCTTCAGTTGTAATTTCTTGTGCTTTCTTTTCGCCCACACGTTTGCGCCAAGCGATAAGGTGAGTTTTATCTTTTGTATTATCTAGTATCGTTGTAACACTTGCAACAGCATTGCCGTCAGGTGTTAGATACTTGCGTTTGCCATCTACTGACTGACGCTTAATTTCTTTGTATTCATAAACTTTTGTAATTAAACTCATAAGATCTCCAATGTTAATTTATATTAACATAAAATCTTTTAGTTGTCAAGTTTAAAGTTTGTCACCTACATCAGTAGCACGTTTGGCCATTGCTGATACATCTGCTTGTGGATCTGCTGGTGCACCCGGAGCTTTAAAATCATTGTTGCTCACAAGTTCGATCTTATCTTTATCGAAGTTTTTTGTAATGCCTTGTACTCTGTCATCCATATCATATGCTGCTTTAAACACATCATAATCAAATTGTTGATTACCCATACGCATCATAATAGAGTTTAGTTCTTCAAATGACATTTCGACCGACTTGTCATCGTTAGCCTTAGTTAATAAGACTTGTAATAATTTAGAAGTATCTAAACTCTCACTTACTTTTTTTTTGAAAGGATTTGTCCTAAACGTCTTGAACGTTCTACTGATTCACGCTTTGCACGACCGGCTTCTTCTTCGCCACCTGTTGCTGCTGCATCTGCACCGAAGTCATCATCTCCGCCAGCCATGTCCATGTCCATATCATCATCTCCGCCATCCATGTCCATGTCTGTAGTTGGCTCCATATCAGCATCCATACCCATGTCGTCGCCGCCCATAGTATCCATTGGTTCGCCTTCGCCTGTTAGTTGACCGACGCCACTTGTTAATGAAATACGTGTGCTTTCCATTGTAGTGTACATTGCTTCTAGTGCAGGCTTAACAGTGTTAACAAATGCCTCACTTGCTTCACTGCCCATTTCATCGCGGATTGCGTCGGCTAGTTCTAGCATTGATTCAGTTTGCATTTCAGCAGTGTCTTCCATCCAACCAGTAACACGATCAACCATGTCCTTAGCTGCCATTACTAGTTCTGCACTGTCTTCAGCACCTTCTAATAGTGTGTTGAAGTAGTTAGCAATTATTGTTTTACCTTCGTCAATTGACTCTTTCTTTAGGAAAGCTGGTTTATCGTCTTTAGTGCCTTTTTTACCATCTTTGCCTGCATCCATTGGCATTTTGCCTGATTTGGATTTACCTTTAGCAGGTGCTTTACCTTTGCCTTTTTTCTCCATGTGCTTTTTTAAACCTGCTGGCATTTCACCTTCGGAAATGTCTTCACGCTCTTTAATAGCTTGATTAAGAACATCTAAATACATTTTTGATTTTTGATAGTTTTCGTTAGAAACAGCATTGAAACTTTCGTTAGTTTCGACTTGACTAAGTGTTGTTCTAATTTTATTACGAGCATCCTGTAGTTGCTCTAACGTAAAGTTTTCTAACTTAATACGTTGTCCGAATTTTTTTGCTAAATTTTCATTTAGAAGATCGGAAGTAATCTTTTTTGCAATTTCACTAATAATCATGTTATTCTTTCCCTATATGCGCTCAGCATGTTACTCAATGTATTTATCACGAGAAGATAAATTTATTTATTTTTTCTGCGTAGGTTTGTTTGCGACCTACTGCATCATCGTAACGCATTTCAGTCATTTCACGCTTCATACTGTCCTTTGTTTGATGAATTGTATGTAAATAGAATACACAATCTGCTTCATATTTATTGTAACTTCTATCAAGACTTAGTATATTTTGGACTTGATCAGTTGTACAATCTATACTACATACTCTAGCAAGAGCAATAGCTGCACGTTTGCTAAGTGTTTTTCCTAGTTTTTGTTTTGTTGATAAGTTATAAACAGAATAGCCATCTGTTTTTGGCGTAATAATAACCTTACCTATTCTAATACTATCGTTTTGAACATAAGGCAAGGGCGTTCTAACCAGTTCAGATAATATTATTTGTTCAAATTCTTTTTTAATCTTTTGACTGTCCATAACCTACGACCATACATACACCTTTATGTGTAATTTTAGTTACCATATCCTTGCGTACTAAGTTTCCAATTATGGTTTGTTCACGTTCGTTAAAGATAGACAACGGCTTTGCGCCAAATGTTTTATCTAAAACTTCTGCTTCCTCGTTTGTTAGAATAGTTCTAACTGTGAGATCACCATATTTCATCTTTGTACCTGCACCACATCTCCTGGCTTTATACCTCTATCAACTGTGCCATTAGTTTTAGTATTCAAACTTAATTTACCAGTTTCATCTTTAGATATCATTCCAGGTTTCTTTGGGTCCTTTGGGACTACGGTCTTAATTTTTGTAGCTGGATCTTGAAGTGTTGTTTCGTCATCATTATCGTCTAACACTTGTAGTTGCATGTTTGCTTCTGCTATCAACTCAATAATCTTCATGCTACATTTTCCTTGGTTTTAGGTTAATTCTACGCAGCTTTTTCGCTGCGGGGTTAGTTCTTTTTGTTCTTGCAGACTTAATTTTTAAACTACTGCCTTTCATAGCTTTTGTTCTTTTAAGATTAGCTGCTTTTTTTAAGTTCTTAGGTTTTGTACACGTACTTGGCTGTGCAACGATACGCCCTTTTCTCGTTCCGCTTGTGCAACGATACTTACGAACGTTTTTTGAACCTTTGCGACTCCAAATCTGTGTCACTGATTCTCTTATAATTTCACCTAAGTTCATCTCTTACGCCCTGCTTTATTCAATGCCTGTACTCTTTTACTTGCTACATTAATGCGCTTTGTTCTCTTGGCTTTTCTTGCAATTCTAGATCCTAGTCTTGCTTTTGTTCTTTTGAATATTGCTCTCTTTTTAGGATCAGGTGCCTTGAAACACTGTGCAGCACTTGCTACTGTTCTGCCTTTACGGCTACCAGAAGTACAGCGATACTTGCGTACCACCTTCTTACCAGAACGTGCCCAGACCTGTCTCTCAGTTATTATTTCTCTTAACAACATACAGTATTTATATTTTTTATGATAGGTTTACTAATATAACGATAATAGTAGATAGTAATCCTGCTACGATTGTGCCAGATGCACCGATGATTACTTTGGTTAAACTTTGTTGACCTTTGGAGATGTCAACATGTATTGCTTCAACCTTTCTTTCGATTGATTCCATACGAGACTCAAGAACTTGGTATCTTTGTTCACAAAGATCTACATGTGCTTCGAGGTTTTCTCTTTCTAAGGCAGTTGCCATATTTTACTTCTCCAAATAGTAAACTCGTAGTTAGCCTAAATGCCTTAATTTTTATGGGTGCCTTATATACAACTATTTATCATTCTTAAAGAATAAAATGTTAGTTTTTGTTTTGTTTTTTGTAAAAAAGATACATTGTTTAAATGTTACACACTCTTCTAATCCACTTATAAACGGAACAAGTTCAAAGTCTTCTACTAACATATCAAGTGTAAGACTATCTGCTTGTTCAATATCAAAAGATATCTTCCAATAATGATTTATATTTTTAAAACTTGTGCCAAATTTTATGTTCTTATCTTTTACTTTTTCAACAGTAAAGTTTGTAGGATTAGAACGCAAACCAATTGTTTGATATACGCTCATAAAGTTTGCTTGCTGATTATGTGAAAAAGTACTATCGCCTCTACGAGCATTAGTTTCTGTTACGTCTACAAGAGTATAAATGGTAAAACTGTCCATACTGTATTTACGACCACAAAAAAAGAGCCACTATAAAAGTGGCTCCTTCTTAATCTATGTAAAACTAATTACTTTGCAGCGTTAAATGTTGCAATGATTGTTGTTACAGCACTACCAACACCTAGTGCGTCTGACGAATCAGCAGCTAGTACTGGTCCTTGTACCGCAAACTGAATAGCATCAGTTGTTCCTGATACAAATGCTGACCCGTCAGCTGTACCTACAGCAGCGATTGTGTGTGTTAGCATTAGTGCTTGAGCTGCTGCATCAACATTTGCTTGTGTCATATTTGTTAAAGCAAAGTTTACGATTTGTGTGTTTGCACCCAAGCCATTACCTAGTTTAACATCGTAGTTAGTTCCGAATCCGATTCCAGCCATTTTATTTCTCCTATATCTTAAATGGTCTCCCCACACTCTGTGGAGTTTCTTATATTGTATTTAGCCTATGAGGTAAAATATAGGCAATAATGGTATAAAAATGAAGGTAAAATTATTATTTTTTGCTGTATTTTTTAGATCGATTGTGTAATAAACGTAACTGTTGTACAAATCCTGGTCCTGCTTGTACAATGTCATTTACCATTTTAACAGCAGGTTGATATGCTTTTACTGCTGTGCTTGGTATACTTTCACCGTTTTGTGCTTTTTTAAGGAACAATTTAGTTTGTGCTAAATTCTTAGTACCTACAATATATCTATAAAGTAATAAGTCTTTGTCTTGAAACCCTATGTCAGGATCACTAATTGTTGGATTGTTATCTCTAACACTTGAAGTTTCTAGATTGTATTTTGCTACAGCCTTGCTTAGATCATCTATAATATCACTTGCTCTTAAATGGGTACGAGCAGCTAGGAGAAGTGTTGTTACTGCTACTTTTCTATCCATGGTATTTAATTCTGCAAAGTTTACTATGCGTCTACGTGTTGCTTTATAACTGGAGTCAGTAATATTAAATGCTCGTTCCATTGATGTAAATGTTTGCATAACATTACTTGGTGGCTGTCCAGAGCCAATTGTTTTAATGTAATAATGTATCTGAGTTTTAGGAACATTTGTACTCAGTCGTTCACGAGCTGCTGCCTTTGGATCTTTTAATACACTAACTGCATTAGCATCACCATTTACATAATACATAAAATTATACATATCAGTTGAAGCAGGACGAAACTTACTATAGTTTCTATATCCAGAACTACGTCTTGCATATTGCATTACAGTTTCAGCTGTTGCAGGGAACTGTCTAAGCAATTCGACACACAACATAGTAAGGTAAAGATTGCGTTTACAATCTGTATAGGTTAACTTACGAGCATCGTTTGAGTCTCGTGTCATTCTACCTTCATGCAAGTTCTTAATAAAAGAAAATGGTTCTTCCTTTATCGGTGTTACTTCATGACCACCTTCTATTTCTGCCCATTGAGCTGCTGTAAAACGTTCAGACATTATTATCTAGCTCGAGCTGCTGCTTTTGCTTTTGCATCAATTTCATCATCACTCGGACCATACTTTTCGCTGTCATCAGCACCTGTATCTGTTGGTGCTTTATCTGGCATAGTAGAAGTTTGTTGTTTTGCAAACGCAACAAGTTTTTTTACCATCTCTAATGGAACCATTGATTTTTTAGCAAGGTCCTCAAGACTCTTTGCACCATAAGCGCCTTTTTTCCAATCAGTAAGTTCATCGCCTACTCTTGACATTGCAACAGACAATCTGTCGTCTTTTACTTTTGCTGCTTTATCTTTTAATATCCAGCCTACTTTGACAGCTGCTCGCTGTTCTGGTGTTAGATCAAAGTTCTGTGGAATGTCTGCTTCCTTGATCGTAAATTCTTTAGCTCTCATTTGCTTCTCCTTAGCGTTGTTTTGCTCTGTTTGCTTTACTAAATATTTCACGGGGAACTAACTTAATATCCCCAGATGGATGTTTCATTACATATCCTTCGCCGCCACTGTTTGTACCAATCTTTTGTTGTACTGCTGTATCGTGTGAGTCGAATTGATTAATAATTGCATCCTTTATTTTAATTATGCCACTTACTACTTTCCAAAGGCTTTCAAACGCAATTGGGTGCTGTGATATATGTGATAGGATGTTATCTTGTTTCTTTTTACTGATTTTTGGGTTAGTTGTTAACCACTGCTGAAAGTCTGCTCCTAAGTTGTTTAGAGATGTGTCTACTTTCTTATTAACATAAGTATACAACACATCCGATAGGTTTGTCAACTGCTTTTGGCGAAGTTCTTCTTTGTTTAGTAATTCGTCAATCTTTCCAGCATTTTGTTCTACCATTGATTCTAACTGTGCTAGATTCTTATTATCTACGTTAGCTGGTTTCTGTACAAATACAGGCGGTACTACTAATACATCACGTCCTTGCATAATATTTAACTGTTTTTGATCTACAGCTTGTTCATTGCCATTTAAGTCTATGTATCTATGTACCACTACTCCAGTAGTGCTTAACCCTATCTTCATTCCTAACTCGCTCTTTTCATCTACAAAGTAAGTAACTATGTTAGGCGTAAACATAAATTTGCCGTTCTTCAATACTGGTTTTTGATAGTATAACAAGTCACCTTTAAAGAATCCTCTAAACGATGCAGGTGTTGCACGTTCGAAGTAATCAAAGATACCTGCCATATTACTCATGAAGGCAGCTTGTTTACTGTCAATCTCCTGCCCTTTACGGGTCTTCCTTGATCCGAGCATGTTCGCAAGGTCCTTTGCGCTCTTTGGCTTGCCATCGTACCCTTTTGCTGTGAATCCAGATTTGTCTGTAAGTATAAACTCTCCGGTTTCATCGCGGCCAAATATGATTGCGGGGGAACCGTCCCATTTGAGTGTGACATCTGCGTGTCCTCCTTGTTCCATGCTCTTTAATGCTTTTAATGCACGTAGAGCACCTTTGCTTCCTTCCCAAAAGACAATGTCTTCTGCGTGATCAATACGAGCACCTTCAGTTAGTACTTGTTTACTTTCAACTAGTTTAAACTCTCTAAACCTCACGGTAATAATTCCTTTAGTCTGCGTAATTGTTTGTCAACAAGAGATTCAAATTGTGCTTCAGGTA